GCCCGATCTCCCCTGTTTTTTTATCGACAGCGCGGTTGCGCTTTAGCATAGCCAGGCTTCCGCTATTGATTCGATGGACAAAATCCTCTCCTACCAGCGCTATGGCTTCCTTGTTCAATACCGCTTCGCCGTTGGATAAACGGATAGGCGTGACCCCTTCAATGCTTGCCTGGATAGAATCGCTCGTACCTGTTCCCGGGCCTTTTATCATGCCGCCCTTCGCATAGCCTTTGCGCTTCAGCAATCCCGGGCCATAAGGGGTTCCATTCTTGATGATGCCGCCTTTGCGAAGCCCTGGGCCCATCATGTAAGCACCCCCCAGCGTTCCAACCAGGCTCCCCAATCCTTCCAGTGCGGCTGCCTTGTTTTGCTGCTGTTGCTGCCATGCGCCAAGCTGGCCCTGGTACTGATTCAGCATTGTGGTGCCCGCCGAGTTGTTTGCCCCGGTAGCCCCACCGAACCAGCTCTGTGCCGCATTCAGGCTGGCATTATGCAGTCCTGCCTGAGTGGCAAGGTTTGCCGTGGCTGAGTTACCGGCGTTCAACGCGGCTGCATCGGTCGCTATCCCGGTGGTGGGCATATTGCGCCCGAATTGCGCCGTACCTTGCCGCATAGCCAGGCCCTGAAGTTCGGTATCCCGGCGCGCCTTGTTCATGGCGCCTGCCGTATCCTTGGCCAACCCCAGGCTGGTTTCAAGGGCCAATGCCTGAAATCTGCCTGAATTCGGGTTGATGCCCATGCGCTCCATCGAGCGCTGGCTGGCATCCCGCGCAGCCTGATAACCGCGCACCACGTCGCCGCCCGCCTCTGCCGCCATCCGGTCTTTACGTGCTTGCGAGTCGAACTCGTTGGCATCCTTGACCATGCGCTCCTCTACCGGCGCGAACAGATCGCGGTAAATCTGCCATTGCGACTCCGCCCTGCCGGCATTGGCATCGCCCGCTGCAATCTGCTGGTCAACAATCTTTTGAATCAACGGGTCCTGCACACCGGCCCTATCCCTTTCCCACTCGAGCTGTTGTTTCGCCACATCAAGCTGTTGCTGCGCGATGTCGGCATTCTGCTTCGCTGTCTGGCCGATCAGCGGATCGGGTTTCGGCGGTTTAGAGCTACACATTTTCAACCTCCAGTATTTTATTCAATCCATTTTCCACATGGCGATAGCCGAGCAGCCGGAAGAACCGCGCAGCCTTGTTGACCGTCTTCACGGTAATATTGATCTCGCTTGCGCCGATGAGTCGCATCGCGTTTTCCACGTATGCCACAAAATACCGGGCAACCCTCCCCTTGCGCGCTTCAGGCAGCAAATAGAGGGTGTCTTCCGTGGCGATGATGGTTTGCGTATGTGCGCTCTTATCCAGGTACATGGCACAGTTGCCCAATAATCTTCCCCCGTGTCTCAGGGTCAGAAGAACATACCGCCCGGCACGTTCATAACGGATGAAGGTTTCGTAATCCGGATTGAACGGCAGCCCATGCCGATGCGCTTCCGTCTCGTCCCAATGCGCCCGGTGCAGCGGCTTTACCTCCTCGCCAATATTCTCGATACGCTCCAGGGAAAATATGAAATCCTCATGTTTTTCAGGCTTTATCCGTTCAATGACACTTGCCGGTACCAGCGTACCAATCCGGCTGGCTGCAACGCAAATGTCCGCCGCCAAGCCGGGCAACAAGGGCAAGCCCATGTTTGCCCTAAGCAAAGTAATCAGTTCTGTATTCATCAGCTATCCAGTCTGGTAATGATACGTTCCACCGCGATACGGACGTCATTGGTATAGGCGTAGAGCGCTTCGCATTCCGCTCTGGTAGGCACGGCAGAGAATGTGAGCGCTCGAAACGACGGCGGCATGATCCTGTTTCCCCGCCGCCCGGTCAGTAGCTCGATCATGGTTTTTAGCCATTCCGGTGTTCCGGCAGGGATGCCCGGCTTCTTGATGCGTAGCGTTGGCGCCGTGCCGGTATTCAGCGCGGATTCGACGACAATCCCATCGCTGACGGCGCCTGTGCCGGCTTTGCTGCCCTGGCTGGGAAAGGAAACAATGAGCATATGTGCCTGCGTGATGATCGCGGCGCCGGCAGCGTTTCTCTGAACCGTCGATTCCGCTTCGAGCCCACCGCTGTCGATATATAGGACGCCGGTGGTGCTTTTGTTCTCCTGGGTAGGCGCAGTGGCAACGATGATGTGCGTTTGGGTTATCGTTGGCACGGAGCATGTCTGCCCCTGCGCTTGCCCTGGCACGATCAACATCCGCGCCTGCATTACCGTGCCGGTACTGGATATATTGACCTGAGCGTTCGATACAATGGCAAGAACCTGATTCCGGGTAATCGACCCATCCGCACTTGATGTACTGACCTGAGCGACGGGTGCAACAGCAAGAGCCTGATCCTGAATTAGCGGCCCGGCGCTGCCCGTACCATTTTGCGTCGATGCGGACCCAACCAGCGCGTGATCCTGCGCTACTGCTCTCATGTCGCCGAAATTCGCCTGAACCGGCGCTTCCGCAGTCAGATAATGTATCGTACCGCTGCTTTTCCACAGCTTTTTTGGGGAAACCTTGAATAACTGCCACGGATTATCATGGAACGCCCTTGATTCAGCGTCGCCCCAGATTTTCTCGGTATGCCCGGCAATGAGTATTGTTCCGTCAAAATCCCAGGATGTTCCGCCGACATATCGCCCAAGGTTGAAATTCTTGTTCCCCGGTCCCCACGCAGCGGGCACGCCAGGCCAGGTCAACCCGCTGTCTTTACCGTCGAGAAAAGCCCTGCACGTTGCCGCCGTGCCGCCCGACACAAGAACAAGGCTCCGGTTTCTGGTATTGAACCAGGATGGCAGCGTCCCGGTGCTGGGCGGACTGGAACCAATATGCACTTGCATGGCTGGATTGATCTGATGAGCGAACGCGACAGGAGACGATGCACCGAATAAAGCATGCCCATAGGTGTCGGCTGCCCCTACAGTGGGACACCAGATGAAGAAGGAGCCGACATTGCCGGTAATCTCCGGATACCCGGTATGACTATAATAATCATCGGCCCCGTCGAACGTGAATACGTGCCCCTTCTGACCCCTCGCTATTGCCGCATTACCGCCTGTGGACCATACCCGGCCTGTCGCAAGGTCAACGGGACCAGCGGCTGGATTCCACAGTATGCGTATACCCTTACCGAGCCCGGCGTAGTCGATCGGGGCAGCGTACTGTGGCTGTTTGTTAAGTCGGTTGGGCAGGATTATTACGGACATGTTTACGTGATCTAGGCGGAAAGACCGGTAATGTCTGCCCGGTAAACGTTACCGGAACTGAGCGCCACGCCGGTATCGTTTTTTACGACCAGCTTGAGATAGCGTGTAACGGGCAGGCCTTGCAAGCTGAAGAATTTCCTGTGTATGTTGGTATCGTTGCAGGGCATTGAACCGATCCAATGCAAGTCAGCTTCTTCTGTGGACATCATGCCGCTTTCCGGCCCGCTGCCAAAATTGGTATTGTCCAGCGATAGTTTTGCGAACAGGATGAGCTGCCTGTTGCCGGCGGGGGTTCCGTTCGGGTCACATTCAATTTCCAAAGTAACGTCCAATGGAATAACGGAGCCCAGGTCAATTGCTGCCGAGGTTATATAGGTCGCGTTCGCCAACGTTCCCAAGTTGAGTATGGATGGGCTGCGAGCGCCCTGAGTCTGTGTGAAGGTTGCCATGATCTGTTCCTCAAGAGTTTTCCGGGAGAGCCTCGTCCGGCAGGTTTAAGCAGGTTTTGAACTGGTTTTAGGCAGGCTGTGAACTGGTATAAGTCAGGCTCGGGAAATTGATGGTATTCCCGCTGGTAATCACCTGATCGCTGGTTTCGTCCGTCACCAGCAAAACCTTGCTGACGCTATCGGTAAAAGCAATGTGCAGATCCGCCGCTGTACCTGAGTTGGCGAAAGCCGCTCCGCTCTTGGCCGAAACACTCAAGACACGTGCGGCGCCATCGGCGCCGGTCAGCGCGTAGTCGCCAGAGGCCATGGTAACTTCACAGATCGCGTTTCCGGTTACTGTTGCGTAGCTGTCGGCCGGCATATAGGTTTTGAGCAAAAGCATGCGGATTGCGCTATTTCTGATCGCGTTGAGACCGCCGTCCAGTACATCGGAATGAACATATTTTGCCACTCGATACTCCTTTTTCCATAAAAAAAGCCCAGATGAACTGGGCAGGTCACATTTTTAATGTGTCGGTTGCGTAGTTTTGATGGGTTGCGCTACGCTCCACCCATCCTACCCAGGCTACACACGCGTCAAACCGAGATGGTGCATAGGCATATTAAATAAATACTTGCTATGCCTGCTTTAATCCATCCATTGTCTCGGCCAGCACCACGCCGGTAACCTTCACATTGCCGGATAGCACTATCTCCACATTATCGGATTTGTATCCGGCGGGAAGCCGAAAGGCGCGGCTGTTACGCACCTGCCTGGTGAATTTCAGCGCGCCATCGGCCCATAGCTGAAATTGCAGGGAATCGATGGCAAGCGGCGGAATATCCTGCATGGCATCGCCGCCAATCTCATATTCGGCGAGACAGGAGTCGGCTAATCCGTCATTCATCATGCCGTTGGCAATCAATGCCTGGTTTGCTGCGATGGCGGCATCGTAAGAGCTCTGCGCGGATGCCGCCTCCATTTCCGGCATATCGAAGTCGGCATCTATCTTCGCCGCTCCGTAATTGACGGGAGGCGCGGTGATGAATTTCCGGCTTTTCCACTCGTAAGCGAGTTTGGCCCCGGCATCGCCTTCCCATTCGTAGATTTTCCTGTCCACCGCCACATAGAGTTTGCCTGTGGCCGGGTCCGCCCATATTGCGGTGATATTCTGATTGACCTTGATAAAGGATGCGCTCTCGGCCTTGTCGATCACAAACATGAGCGAACTATCGTTAGCGGTATAACCTGCGTAATAGCGGTTATCGGCAGAGGTCCCGATGAATGTGGCAGGATTCAGTTCCGCCCATTCTCTTTGCGTGAACAGATCTTTGGTAACGATGTCGCTATTCGCTCCAATCATTACCATGCCTTGCGGAGCGGGATAACCTATGCCGAATGCGAAGCTCGCCACGCCGCGCTTCGCCATGCAGGGCCACGCAACGCCCAGCTTCTCCATGCCGCCGCCCATCGTTACCGGATCAACCCCGGTGATGGTAAATGGGTTGCCTTCGGTCATACCGACCAGTGTGGTGCCGGTAACGGCAATCGCGACGATGTCCTGATCGTAGGTCTGGCGGTAAGCGTTGGGCCAGGCATAGGGTTTGAATGGTTCCGAGAACAGGATTTCATTGCCGGCGAAACCGGCGGCAACCCCGTTCGCAAGAATCGTAATACCCTTCATGTCCGCGAGCGGCATACTCCAGTTTGTGGAAGGCAACATTTCGCCCAGGGCAACTTCCTCATCGCGGGTTGAGTCCTCGTACGAGGCGGTAATTGCGGGTATCGTGACGACATAGTGATATGCCGTGCCGCCTGAAGTGGTGAGCGTGCGGTAAATACGCCTGGTCATGCCGCTCGTGTTGTGCCGTGCCACCCGTACCCATGCCCCGTCGGTGGTGTAAACCTGTGTTGTCGAAAGCGATATCACGACCTTGCTCGTCGCTGGATCCACATGCACCAGCGCAAACTCGCCATTGAGATCCGTCATGCCCTCCACGGATGTGAATCTGATTTTCTCATGCGCTCGGAGCCCATACACCGTATCCAGCGTGATCTCTACCTGTCCCCCAAACGGTATATCCTTCACTGCGCCGGTTATTGCGCCCGTATTGGGCGGCGCAGTATCCATGCCTGATAACGCCCAGGTATCGTCATCCTTGCCGGTCGTTACTGCCGATGCCGGCGACGGCGCGGATTCTTCACCCCATTGCGTGACAAAGGTATAAACGTAGGAACGGGTAACCGTCGACCCCGCGCCACCGGCGGCCATGACAACAGGTGGGTTAAGCGGTTGCGCCACACCCAGCACGTAGCAGCCCGATGGGTAAGGACCAGCGCCCGCAGTCGCCATGTCATATTCCGATGCACGCGGTTCGCCATCGCCGGTATAGTAAAAGCGTCGCGATGTATTGCCGGCGACAGGAGAACGGGCAACGTCCACGTCCTTGTCCCACGCCAGCCATTTTTCATTCCCATCCTTCTCCATACGAAACATGGAAACGATGTCGTTGGCGATGACCGGTGCAAATACCAGAAGCGGGCCGTTCCTCGGGCGTAAATCGCCACTTGTCAAATTACAGTTGGTCGCAACCTGGGCCTGGTTGGCGCCAAGCAACTGCTTGGCCAGCCTTGGCACCAGTCCGGAAAATCCGGTGATTCTGAAAGCGCTCACTCTGGCAAAACCTCAATTTTGGGATAATGTTGCGTTTTGCCGACCTGATTTTTTTCCTTCGCATATTGCACGCTCTTCGGCCCGCCTCTTTACCAAGCCCGGCAATATTTTTCTGCCCGGTCCGTACTTGAACGCCTCTATACGTGCGCATGCTTCCGCATATTTTTCCGTGTTGATCAAATCGATCAGGTTAGGCGATTTTCCTGGCGAAGCTTTCCGGCAGAAGGTCGGGACGCCGATGCTATAAGCCAGCCTGACGAACGCCTCGTACTCATACTGGTACAGCGGTACGGTCACGCAGCGTTTTACACCGGCGGCATAGACGCCTTCGATCTCGTCAAGCAACCGCACCAGTGACCGCACCGGCGTGGTCCGGTCGCCCATCCTGACCCCGGCAGTCGTGCCGTACCCGATAGTCGGCACATCGCCGGGCACAGGAATATATGCCTCATCCTTATAACCTTCATGCACGGCGATCCCCACGAGCGTGGACGCCGTCAGCACCAGTACAGCCATTGCAGACCGGACTTGCGCGGTGGATGGTTTAATCATTTCTTGATCCCTCGGATTTTTACTGCACTCTTGCCGATTGCGCCGGATGTCATTTTGCATTTTCCGTAATGCAGTCGAGCTTCGCCTTTATCGTCTCTTTCATGTCGCCCGCATCCAGGGTGGCGCAGGACGCGATTTCGGATGAGGATGAGGGTGAAGACGATATCCTGGGTTTCGGCTTGCGCGCCCCCGTCCAGTTTTCCGGCTCGGGATGAATGACGGACGCGGTCTCTTCGATCACCTGATGTTCCGCCGGCAGTGGCGCCAGCATGGTACATGACGCCAGAAACAGGGCTCCAAGCGGATATCTCATTGCTTCCTCCCGCGTGCCCACTGGTCAATGATCCGGTCGAGCTTTTCGTTGAATTCTTTCATCGTTTCCCGTTGCTCGACCCGTACCGATTTGAGCTCTTCGCTCAGGCGCTCATTGGTTCTTTCCTGATAGAGTTCTCCCCGCTTCAAGCTTGCGATATCGTTTTGCACCGCGTTGTATGTCGCGACGCCCGACGCTAGCAGACCCGCTACCGCAATAATCCCGCTAAAGGATAATGTAGAAGTGGACGGCCCGCGCCGTCGCTCGATCTTGTGATCGCCGTCGTCATCCGCCATGATCAGGACAGGATCCATAAGATTGCAACTGCAAGCAGGGCGGCGCCCAATAGCACGGCTGCCGTCCATTTGGATGCCTTCAGTTTATCGAGCAGCTTGTCAGCGCTTGCGTCGACCGCCGCATTCTGCTTTTCCAGTTCTTCCTTGATGATTCTGATGCGCTTGCGCTGGAACATGGTCATGGTGGATTCTCCAAAAAAATAAACCTGAACAAACAGGCAAAGTAGTTCTATGCAGGTGAGGAGCAAAAAAATGCGGCAAAGCCGCGTCATCCGATGAATCCGATCAACTGAATCTAATCAATTGCGTTGCAGGTGAGTTATGCGTCTTCGCCCGCCGGGTAATCCGCGCTCATTACATCGATAGCGGCCTGATGGGCTGCATCGATGCGTGTCAGCGCCGGCATTTCGTTTGGTTGCCTGAAGGCTGAGCGGGTGGCATGGATGATTGTGACCGAGCGGTAGTCCATCGCTCTATAAATGGCTTGAAGTCCGTTATGCTGTCCAGGGCCGTGTTTGCAGCGCCGACAAGTCGATCGACCTGAATATTCCGGCAGCTCCGACGTCGTCTCGAATAATTGTTATTCGCATACGTCCGCTTGCTCCAATGGTTTAATGTCAGGTCTCCTGTTCGCCGATTGCGCCGCTACCAGCAGCACCTGCTGTGTCTGCGCTCCCTGCTTCACCATTTCGTTGCGAAACGATTCGGTAGCCGCCACACCTTTGCGCGATTCATTGGCCGCGTTGATCGTCAGGGTGGGAAGCCATGCGATGGCGCAGCCCCAGGTGCTGCTTTCCTGTCCGGTATTCGTGTCAATGCCGCGAATCTGCACATACCAGGGGCAGCGGTACAGGATCGGTTTCCCGTCTTCGATTTTGAGCTCTTCGCACTTCGCCCCCAGAGGGCAATCGGAAACCCTGGTCTCCATCAGTCTCTACTCGCTATGATCATGTCGATATATTGCACAGCCAAGTTGATGGCTGTACCAGTAAATGTGTGATTGTGAGAGCCTCCGCCTCCGGTATATTCTGTATATCCCATCGTATCTGGCTTATTACCATCCTGCGGGTCATAGTCTGGACGAGGTGACCCGGAAGAACCATTCCCAATATAAATAGCGTGTCGGTGAGGCGGTATCTGCGCCTCAGTAAGGGTAGTGGCACTGTTCGATCCGTTAACTGCTTGCGGCGCGAAGGCGCTCGTAAATGTGACTGAACCGCCCGAGTTCCCGCCGAGGCCGCTGACTATCCGTATGGCCTTATTGTCGTGTGTGGTTATTTGTGTCCAGCCAACGGGGGCGACGGCCTGAAAAAATGACATGACCGTGCCGGATGGAATAAGCGCGCCGATCGCGGCGGGAATACCCAATGTTGCCCGTGCCGACGCCGCCTCTGCATCATCCAGCAACGTTCGGGCAAACGGGCTCAGGTCAGCCATTGCGGCCGTACCCGCCCCCGTGAAATACGGCAGCTTGTCGGCGGACGCGGTCAACCCGCCCAGCGCGATGAGATTCGCGTTTGCAAGTGACTCTTGCAGGGCAACGTTGGTCACGCCGGCCAGAAAATAATCGCCGGCCGCCCAGGTTCTTGCGGCGGTGCCGTCGAGCCCACGTCCGCCCACGGAGATCGTAAGACTATCCGCGCTGCGCGCCTCGATCTTCACGATTTCCCGATTGCCCGAGGCGTCCTTGAAAACGCCATAAAAATAATCGCCTGCGCCGAGCACCGGGAAGAGGATCCCTTTCCCGGCCTCAACCGTAAAGCTCAACCCCGCTGTCCCGCTTGGGGCGGAACTGACTATAGCCTTGCCGAAATTCGAGAACTTGAGTCCCATGCTTTACCCTTATTATCTGACGCCTGGCGCTATGCCCCTGGCCATGATCCTGGTTTGCAACCGCGCGCGCGTATGACCTCTCGCCACCCGCTGGCCTGCCGCGGCTGTCTTTACCGCGAATTGCTGCTGATGGTATTGAGCAAGCTGGGTGCTTGAATACGGCTTCTTGGGCGACAGCATCAATCGCACCAGTGCGCCGTGGACAATCGCTTCGCGGTATTCGCTGAATTGCCCATCCACTATCCCCGTGCTGGCCGGTGAAGGTTTGAAAGCAACGGTCATCGACAGCATACCGGGCGCGCCAGGCGCCGGCACAAACGTCAAGGAAGCGGTGTCGGCAAGAATGTATGCCGGAATACCCTTCCGCCCGTGCCGGTTTATGCCACCCATACCTTTGCTGCCCATACCCGGTTCACCTGGATACAATGCGATTTCTTCTCCATCCAGTGCCGCATGGATAATTGCATGTACAACTGCATCCGCCGGGGGGGTAAAAGCATATTCCGCCGCACCCGCCGCTACCGGAACATCAGGATGCGTTCCTTGCCACGCAAGAGATTGCTCGCAAAATGCAATGGCGGATTGGCGCAACGCGCTATCGGCAGCAGCGGATGGGCAACCGGGCACGTCCGGCATCATCAAATCGTAGAAATCACGCCACAGTTTCATGATTGCGCCTCGGCGCTGAATAGTTGGGCGAACACCGCAGCCCGACCGGAACTGGCGTGCTCGTCATCAGTCATTTCCGCTCTGGCCGTAACGTAATCCGCAACGGTTTGCACATACGCGGCAGATACTGGAAAGACATCGCTCAACATCCTCTCTCCATCCGGCAGGCTGGCGAACTGCCCCACGAACAAGTCAGGCCGGCGCTTGAGGATTTGCAGCACTGCCTGGTTGGCTAATGACAGCAACGTAGCATCTGAATACCTGGTTTTATCTTCATCATTGAGCGGTATGCGCGCCAGATCGATAACCGATTGGTAGGTGAAAGTCATCCGTCATTCCTCAGTCGGCCATTTCATGTCTGGAGAATAAGGTGATGACCTTGTGTCGCACCGTTTCTTCACTCTGGCGTTTGCCCAGCCGTTCGTTATAGTGACGTTCGGCATACTCGATCAGCGCGTTTTTATTCATGGCATGGAAATCGATGACGGGCAGCGGCTCTTCCGCCGCTTGTGGCTGCTCGGTGAGCCCGATGCGTTCATTGCTTCCGTTCGCTTCACCGGTAATCTCCCAGGTATCGGTAAAGACAAGCAGACGTTCAGCCACTTCAGCGGTGACACTACGAACCTGCCCCGGCTGCCAGTTCAATCCCACACCGTTAATGCTGTCTGTCTTAACCGTAGCGGCAATGTATTTCAGATGCGGCATGTAATGCTCCATAAAAAAGGCGGCCACCTCACGGTAGCCGCCCAAAATCACGCCCTTACTCCCCTACTGCTGCATGATATCTACTTCACTCCTACTCCATCGCCCTTGACGATTGCCGTTACCTTGCCTGGCGCAAACGACGCCGCCGATGCGGTCAGCGTGATCGTCAGATATACCGGTTTCTCGAATTTGACCGGCTGGAACGCCAGCGAAGCGCGCCCGGCATTACGGAGCGCGGTATTGCCGGCTGCCGTGAAGTACGCATCGCTCGCAGCAGGGCCATCATCCGGGTAGACCGGCGCATAACCTGCCTTGAAGGCGATTGCAGGGGCAGCATTGCTGTCCAGTTTGTCGTTCACGATGTCCACGTCGGTTACCTCTATGCCTGCCGGAATAATCACCGGGCGGTAGATATCGCCGGCGGTCCCTGCGGCAGGCGCCACTGAACCCCAGGCAACGGCGGTGTTGCCATAGCCGCCCATATGGCGGGCTTTACTGCTCAAATCTGCTGCACTAAAAGTAGCCATTCGTAACCTCTTTGTAATAATGATTGAAGCGGTGCCTTATAAGGCCGGTATCACTGGAGAGCATCGTCGTTCCCGCGGAAACGGGAATTGGCGTTCTTCTCCAATCACTGGGTACAGGTCTATGGCGCCGCTTGCGCCAGTCGTGAGCCTGAGTTAGAGCGGTATCGCGGAATCGACCGCGATGACGCCGAAGTCGGTCGGCACTTTGGTACCTGTGCCATCATCGACCGAAAAGCGCACCTTGCTCTTTCCGCACACCTTCTCGCCCATGACTTCCAGGTTGCTTTCGAAGTTGTACCAGTGCTCTTTCCAGCCGAACTGCATGCCGCTGACCTTGGTCTTGCCATAAGCGACACCCAGAGCCTGAGCACCGAGCAACAACCCGCGCTCCACGGCGTAACCAGCGGTGAGGCCGCCGTTGACGGCCTGGCTGGTTTCGGTAGCGGTCAGCGCATTGCCGGCAGTAACGATACTGGTGTTCTCGCCGGGCATGAAGCGAATTGCCCGTTCATTCTTGATCACCAGTATGCCGTTCCACATGCCGACTTCACCGGCAAAAAGCGGATGGCGGGTGTCCAGATAGGCCGAGCGATTCATTGCGTTCTGTTGGAATGCGCGTAGCGAACCTTCGGTCAGCAGTACCGAGTACTGGTTCGGCGTGGCAAGGAATATCCACATTTTTGAGGTCTGCGCGGCGCGGTCACCGGGCAGCTTCACCGATTGCAAGGGCTGATCCATATCGTCCAGGCGCTTGCGCAATACATCCAGATGCGAGAGCTTCAGCATATCGGTGGAGACGATCGAACCAAGCTGTTGACCGCCCGCTGTCAAATTTGCCCCGTTAACCACGAAATGCCGGTTGTAGGTCGGTGCTTTCACCGGGTTAACCATAATGTCGGCAAATTTGTTGCTGGTCTGAAGCGGTATCGTCCAGTCTGTTCCGGTTTGCGAGCCACGCGCGCCTGCCAAATGAACCAGCGACTCCTGGGTATCGAGCCGCGGAAAGTAGCCGGACAATTGCGCCAGGGCAATTTCACGCAACTGGTGCTTGGTGCGTTGCTGCGACATGCTGCCACCGGCATCGATCACTTTGCTGGAAAGATTGATCTTGATTTCCATCGAAGAGAACGACAGGGGATCGCCCTTGCCCTCGCGATTGACGTCGCCCATCAATGGTTCGCCGCTTACGGTATCGACCAGATCCAGCGAGACAATGTCGCCTGCGCTTTTCATCAGGTTGTCGATACGAACGATGGGCATTCCGGGCTCGGTTTGACCTGCAATCTTTTCCATCGCGGCGGATGGCTCCACGGGTCCGGACAGATTTTCGATCGATGAGGCCCCTTTCAGGGTGTTGGCAAAGAGTGCGGCGCTATAATGTTTTACAGCAACCGAGCTTCCGCTTGCTACGTTTGTTTCAGCCATTTCATTATTCCTTAATCAAGTTCGGCTCTCAGGGCGGCGGCTTTTTGCGATGGCATTTGCATCAACTTGCGAGCCAGTTCATGCGGGCTCAGGTTGTCGATCTGCTCTCGCTCGGACGCCGGATTTGCACCGCCCTGAATATCCGACAGGGTTGTGGGTTTTCGTACTGGAGCGCTCTCGAGCTTTGCTTTCGCATCGGCTTTCGTTTGCTCGTGGCCGGCATGCTTCGTTGGTAAGGAGGCTTCCGGCATGATTGCCTTGACGCGACGGACGACTTCCTCGAACCGTTCGGAATAAGGCCTTCCCGACCATCGGATACTGGTTCTCAGAATCTCATCCTGCTTCAGGGCTTCATCCCAGGCTTGCGGATCGTTGCTTTCCCAATGGACGAGGTCAGGCGTATTCTCCTTGGCTTCGGCGACCTGCTCCTGGGTACTCAACTGGGCTGCACGGTCGGACTCCTCCTTCTCGCGCTTCAGTTCTTCGAGCGTTTTTTCCAGTTTTTCGCCTTGCTTCCGGCTTCCTTCAAGAACTGCGCTGATTACCTTGTGCAGCTCGGGCATATCGCTCCTGATAAGCTCCAGATGTTTCTCGATGGCATCATCCGCCACCACAGCACTTGTACCTGTCGCGTTATCTTTTTTCTTCAAAAGCGCCCCAAGCTTCTCGGCGACCTTGCTGTTTTCCATCTGCGCGGATTTCAGTTGCTCGCGCAGCGCCGAGTTTTCCACGCGCAATTCCTTGTGCTTCTCGTAAGGAATGGTTCCCTTGCCGCTCTTGTTCAGAACGACAGGCTCACCTTCACCCATGATGCTGCTTCCGCCACCGGGCGCACCTGTTCCCTCTTCCTGCCTGGGCTTATCTACTACCGCTTGTTCGCCCAGAATTTCAGCAAGACGGCTTGGTTCGTTCTCCAGCATCTCGATTTGTTCGGGCGTAAGGTTTGCAATTTGCTCATCCGTAAGCTGATCCATTTCCATTACCGTTTCCTCCAACTGCTTGACCCAGTGAGCGGGCTGCCCGTACTGATCTGGACAGGATTGATAAAAACTACGGTATCGCCGTTAGCGCGTATTACGTGAAACCATTAAAAAAGCCGCTCCAGGCGGCTCAGTATGTTGATTCATGTGATTATCAGTTTTGCGTCAGCGCATAGCGCGGCGTCACCGTTACATCATCCACCGCGCCGATATTAGGAGGGTTATAAAAATGCTTGCCGTTGAAATCCCTGCCACCCAGATAGGTCCCTTTACGCACAAGCACAGTGGACCGAGGCCGGTAATCGGCGTCAAGCTCTGGATTGGCAGTGACGCTTGTAGCGCTGATCGTGTGCCCTAACGAACTTCCAAAGCCTGAAAAAGCGTTATTCGATTCACCTGTCCAGATTCCGCCCGAAACGCGCACCGAGGTAACAGCGCCGGCGGCGGTGAATATGTTATTGCGAACAAAATTGCTGGTTTTATCAGCAGCCGTGCTTACATCTACCGCCATGGAACATCTTATGAACGTGTTGTTATGAATGTTCGAGGACTGCCCGGCCTCCTTATTGCCGAAGTGAATGCCGCAGTACGCATCCTCGATCACATTTCCGTACACTTCGATGTTTGTCGCATCGAGGATCGTGATCCCGTTACCACTATAATAGACACCCGGCACGCCCATCAGACGGGAGAATCTGTTCCCGTACGCAACGCTGCTATCGCACTTGTGATCGAAGAGAATACCGGTTCCGTCTATCGTGCTGGTGGTGATATCCTCGCCAACGTTGTCATATACGCGGTACGTTCCGTAAAATACATTGATCATGCCGGTAACACCGCTTAGCCCATAACCTTTATTTCTGGCAATGACGTTTGCCCCAAAACCATCTGTCGTCGATGGACTGAAGCCGCCGATAGCGAACCCCCCGCCCAGGGTTCCCATCATTTTCTGGTTACGTATGATGTTGTCGGTTATCCTTATCCCGCTATTTCGCCCATAAATTTCCGAGTAAATCTCCATCGCCACTGCGCTGCAGCCGACGAATGTATTTCCGGACGCAACGATATCGGTCATTTTCGTACCAGGATTAGCGCCAGGCTGGATCCACATTTCAATGACCGCCCTTGCCGAGGAGCACCAGATAAAGCGGTTATTTATAATGCTCACCCGATTCAGCATCGTGAGGGGTGCGCCAGACGCGGCTCCGATCCAGCTAATCGCTGAACCGAGACTGCTACCAGACCCACCAATAAAATCGTTGTTGCGTATGGTCAGATCGGTATGGGTTACATTATTCGTGTAATCCAGGCTGATTATTGAAGCGCTACCGCCATTGAGAATACAGCCTTCTATCGTGACGCCGGTAATCGAGGCAGCAGCGTATAGATAAATGCAAAAGCTCTTTTTGGCCGTGATCGTGAGGTCGGTAATACTCGTGTAGTTTCGAGGAACCTGCAAAAACACTCCGCCGTCCGCCGAAGCGATTATCGAGCCGCGATCCGCTGCATAGCCACCGCTGATTGTCACTCTGTTATTTACCGTTGCGCCATGATTGCCCACGACGATAGAGGATGTGATAGCGTGTGTCCCGCAGACATAGAGCGTATCGCCAGCAATCACTCCCGCGCCACCCCAGACGATTGCAGACCAGCCGCCCCAGGCAGTTGCGTATGACATGCCGTTACGCGTGGTCGAGTGACTCGTATCCGGTCTTACGTACCAGGTAGTCATCAGGCCCCCACGAAATGCAGGACGCGGAAGTATTCGAGCTTCAGGCTATCTCCGCTGTTGGCAAGCTGACCAGTGATCTCGACATCCACCGGCTGGGAAAAATCTATCGCGTACGTCGCAGGCACTTCTGCTCCGGCCGCTCCATAGCCATAATCATATGGCCGTATCTGCGACATGAGTGAATTCCGGTTCGCCAGCACGATCAGCGGCGCCTCTTTTACCGAAGTGGTGCGCGCGGCATTGTAGATCGTCGCGCCGCCGAGCCTGACCTTCACAATCTTGTTATTTGCGCTACTCGTAAACGTCCATAACGGCTCGACCTGCAGGATACTATTGACTCCGACTATCCCCGGAGCAATAGTGAACGAAGCAAGCACTTCATCAAAACCGGTCGATACGCAAGATACCGCGACAGCCGACCCGGAAAGCATCTCAACCGGCCGCAAGATCACTGGATAATTTTCAGCGTCTGCCGCGGCAATAAGCTGCGCCTCCGTTGCTGAGTCGAACCGCGCGATCGCGCCTTTTCCGAACCTGTGTCCTGCAACGGTTTCATCATTTAAAAACCTGATCATGTTTTCTCCTCACTAAAATGCGGTATCGGTATGCTTTAACTGTAATTCTTCGATCTTCAGCTGGGCGTCCACCTCGAACTTCTCTTCTTCAATATCCAGGTTCCGCTCTTTAAGGTCCAATTCACGTGACTTGTCAGCCAGTGCCTGCTGCGCCTTGACCAATTGCTCCCGCAATCCGGCCATAGCCAATTGCTGTTGCTCCATTGCGGCCTGAAACTGCTCCTGCATGAGCTGAGTTTGCTGGCCCGCTGCGTCCACGCCGCCGACCTTTCGCAGCTGATCCGCCAGTTCATGCCGGTTAGGTACATCGGACAGTTCCAGCATGGCCGGATATAACACGGCCTGGTAAGCCAGCGGAGCCGCCTGTACGATCTGGCTGAATGATCGCAACTGCTGCGCCCGAAAACTGGGCGTGGCAGGTATATCTTCCAGCACGACCTTGACCTGGGCGGTTGCGATATCGTTCTCCACTACCGGACCGGCATCGGTAACTATCCGGCGGTTGAAGTACACGATCTTCTGGCCCGCGTCACGCTTGACGGCCACGGCGGTTGCGTTGCCCAGCATGTCCTGTTTGATGAGTGCCAGAAGCTGCTGCCCGACCATTCGCCGGGCGTAGCGAAAATTATCGTTGGGCTCCGCCAGAACAGTGGAACCCTGCTCTACCAGGTTATTAATGGCGACGCCGCTGGTGGCCGTGGTGTCCGCCCCCAGCATGGCCCGGTATATGCCGCCGACTTCCTCGATTCTCCGCTTGCGCTCCTGCATCAACTGGAACACCTGCGCCGCAAGCTGGTGCTCGCGCGTTACCTTGAATCCCGCGGCGTTCCGGCGCTGGGCGTTCAGAACAGTCATCGATCGCAAGCTGCTGATATTCTGCGCGACCTCGTGGTATGAATTCTGGCTGAGGTCGAGCGCGTCGTTGTCCACTTCCACTTTTACCGAATTCAGGACCTCATAGAGCAGAATATCCAGGTCGATAATCTGATCCTGCGGCCCGCGCATGTCGCGAATCAACCCGTAGGGTGCTCTGCTCCGGTCTTTGCGAAAACACCAGAACGGAACATAAGGGAAATCCGTATTCGGCAACGGGCTTGGTACATCCATCAATTTATGCGGCCCCAGCCAGATCGAGACGCGCGTCCTGGCGAGCAGCGATTTCTGTACCTGTACCCGTCCTTGTACCACCGCCATCTGATGGTACGGATTCTCCTCGCGGTATTCGATGGCTTTACCGTCCGGCAACGCCAGCACATACCCCTCCTCGAAATGCCGGTACCACAACTCAGAAAGCCTGACCATGCCCGAATTCCGGTTCAGGTAATCCTGCTGGCCCTGGCCCCAGGCTTGCTCGATCTCATAGGCTCTGGTCATGCCGGTGTCAGTTCCATCATAGACGTCCAGGTTGTTCCATCCACACCAACTGTTCTGGATGAGTTCGGCCTGATCCGGCAGCATTAATGACGCTTGCAGACGGTCTACCCATTTATCACGCCTCAGATAGCGCGCGTCGGACAAATCCGGTTCCTTCGCTGTCCAGTCCCAGTAGATCTCGTTACGGTGCACTTCCCGCACTCGATACGGATATTTCAGCGGATCGAATTCGCGGGACACTTCAACCCAGCCAATACCGGCACGAATCATGCTGGAATAGGCGTCGGACATTGCGCGGTCGGCGCGTGACTCGGTTTCCGTTTCCTTGATCCGTGCGGAAAGGCCTTCTGCGATCTCGGCCTGGCTCTCGTCGTCCGAGGTGACTTTATAGTCGGTGCGACTACGCGCTTCCAGACCCAGCACGGCATTGATCGTCGGCTTGATCAGATTCGAGTCCTGAGGCGGAATGCCCGCTTCCTTCAGTCGCTGGACCACCTCCGCGGTTGTCTGGGCGCCGTCGTAGTAATCGCAATCGGTGTCTGAGTCGAGCCGCCATTTCGGCTGCTGGCGAATATCGCGGCAGATCCTGTCATAAGCCTCGACCGATATATCCGAGGTGATTTTCTCTTCGATCATGTGCGCCACCCCCTCATGCTGACACCGCGCGCGCTGGCACCGGGTTTCTCATCCTCCACCGATACAGCAAAATACCTGAACGCATCCGCGGCGTGGCTGTGGTAATCGTGTAACGGCCGGCCGCTGAATTGCCTGGATTCAGGATCTACGTCGAATCGATAACGCCTCAAGCTCTGCAATCCCTCTGTACATTTTTGTTCGTCGAAATAGCAGCGATTGAATATCGTTCTCCCGGCATTGACTCCGTCGGCAACCGACAGATTCGGCACTATCCTCACCTTTCGCCCGGCCGCGAGCATGATCTCCTCGACGCTCCGACCGGTTGCCAGCGTTTTGGCTTTCGCATCATGGGGCAACCAATCAGTACCATATAGATATCCCTTGTTTTGCAGCACGCTGATGTAATGTTGTATCGGCATCTGGTTGCTGCTGTAATAATCGATCAGCCTGAGTTCGTTCCCAACCGCCTGGGCAAACCATATGCTGGTGTTATCCGCCCATCCCAGGTCAAAGAAGGTATGCACCTGTTTTGCCGCGTCATAGGGCACGCTCCGGATGCGCCCTTCTTCCTGGGCAAGCCTGAGTTCTTTCGCATAGATCGCGCCGTCCAGCGTCAGTCTGCAATTTCCTTCCCAGACGTTCTGGTAAGCATCGGGATCACGCGCTTTCAACGCATCTTTTTCCCGAAGCAAGGTTTCGGGAAACCATGGGTTGTCATTCCAGTTGATTTTCACCACGATGGCGCCAGGTGGAGGCATGACGACAAATCGCCGGTGTGTCTCATCCGTTTCCAGCTCCGGGTTGTAAGTAATCCATATTTCCGAGCCTTCCTTACGAATAGTCGGAATAAGCGTATCCCAGCTCGATTTGCCGACCGTCTGCGCCTCCTCGACCCAAACCCGATCAACGCCCTCAAACGATTTGATTTTGGTGACATTATTACGTAGCCCGGCAAATATGAATTCTGAGCCATTGCCCCCCCGAATCATGCTGTTTTGCACCTCATAAAAAGACCCCAATCCGGTTGCCTCGATCTGCGCCTGCAACAGGTGATGCACAGATTCAACGATAGAGTTCTGGAACTCTCTCGCACACAGGACGCGCAAGGGGGTAGCAGCCGCCTGTATCAGTAATGCTCTGGCGACACCCCAGCTTTTTGCGCCGCCGCGGCCACCGTACAGAACCTTGTATCGCGCCGGTTCGAACAGGAAACGGAGCTTGGCCGGAAATTCTGCCCTATGCGCGGCCATGGCACGATGCCCTTGATGCCTTAAATCCTGGTTCCATATATTTTTATATGACCTGTTTGCCGGCATCGGTTGTAGAGATGAAAGCCACCTCGACGCTTTGCATCGCCTGTTTTTTTGTATCGCCCGCCTCGTGCGTTATCGGTGGTTTGTCGCCGTATTTTCTTGGCGCCAGCCTTGCGGCATACCATTTGCGCGCATCGATGCGCAATTGGGCGCGTGCAATGACCTCTCGATCTATCACTTGCTTGCCCTTCTCATCGATATAAGTATCTTTTGATCCGTCGTCGGAAATTTCGATGATTTCTTCAGCATAAGCATCCACACAAAGTTCTTTCGCGCGCAGATATTGCCGCATGAGATCTTCATCACACGCCAGCCAGTTCCATAAGACGCGTTGACTGATACCGACTTCCACGCACATTGCCCGGGCCGATTTGCCAAGCGAAATGCCAGCAAAAATTGCGTCCAGCAATTCCGGTGTTTTTATTGTCGAAGCTCCCCTTTTTCTTCCAGGTGCTGCCGCGTCTGCCTGATTCTTCTCTGCTTTCATTGAAAGCACTTCACGTTCAAATTCACTCATGGTTCAGCTTTTTTAGCACGCATCGCACCCTCTTTTGTCGTCTCTTTGTTGCAGCCTTTCATCGCTGCGAGTAATTTGACCTCACATGCCCATCTCTCCTCGATTTCAGCACGTAGCGCCCTGTTGATGGTGACTGCATCGTCTTTTACCGAAGTACGGTCAACCGCATAGGCTGACTTGCATTCGGATGGGGTTTCCACCCGGCACGGCACAGCAATTTGTTTTTCGATTACCTGCGTCTGAATTACCGGCTTGCCAGCGCAACCAGCCAGCAGCGTGACAAATACCGATACCAATGCAGGGCGGGCATAACGCGTCGTAAATTCCATATGGGCATACCTGAACGAATAAGAGTTAAAAACCATCTGGTTTTGATGGCGTAAGGAGGCGAATAATTAAGTCGGCAGGCAGCCTGGTTGGCATCAAGCAAGACGCGAGGAGGCGCATGCTCGACCCATGCAACGGCGAGCAACGCAGCTTGCCAATCTAGTAATATTGGCGGCGACTTTTTACGTACTCTATTTGCTCGCGGGTCAACACCTCGCATTGATATTCCAATGCTACCGGCGGAAGAGCTGTTATCTTTTTTGCACGGTTTGTGTGTTTCGCTGCAACCGGCGTTGCGCGTCGCATCGCCACCGTCGCATTTTTATCTCGCATGGCTGAGGCTGCCGCCAGCGCATCCATTGCGCCGCGCACGGATTGAATATCCGTAGCGCACTTTTCGTTTGCCGCCGACAACACCGCATTACTGGAGTTGAGCCGCTGTATCTCCGACGCGGACCGCCAGTTGCTGACTGCGAATCCGCCACTAAAGGCAAGAGCGACAAAAACTGCCAGGATGATTGCTATAATCGCTGGACTGCTGATCAT